CGATCAGTATGTTGACATGCCAGTTTGGCTTGTTGACCATTGTCAGCCTACGATCTTGTTCACTTTTCAACCTAGTCAAGTGTGTCGTGCTACAGATAATTACAGTTTTACTTTTGATAAGGATAATTTTGTGGATTATCATGTTACAGGTGGTGGACGTTACAGTCACCAGGTCTGGAACTATAGCACTGATCACATTTTGTGTTCTAAACGATTTTTCGGGATACCCTATTCCTCTGCTGCATATTTGGTGGATAGGCGTTATACTTCTCCCGATCATGAACTTGTTATGTTAACCCCTATTGGTTCTTGGTCTTACTTGGGGTCTTTATTTGTTCATTGGTGGTTAGGTTCACGAGCCCTGCAGAGGTTATTTGTGGCCACGCCTAAAGGGTTTTTGAGACTGTTAACTTCTTCTCGTGAAGGAGTGAAGATCTCTACAGGAAAGGTAGGTACATATATTTGTTCTAATGTTTCAGCTGAAATTGATGATACTGTCGCTGGTATTGTTCGACTGTCTAAATATGACGTCACTATGCCCACGATAATGAATTTTGTTGATGGGAACAAAGCTGCAGGTGTTGCTTTACTTGAATTTCATCGTGAAGCAGAGCCTGTTAAACCAGATGTGGTTTGTCCTGTTCCTATTGCTGTTCGCAATTATCAATTTGTACCTAGTAGTTACGATCCGGATGTCAAACCTATGATGAAGGCATTTATGTCTCCTATGTATCATGGTGCTTTTGTTCCTAGTGATTGTCGTAACAATGAAGAAGAATGTATTCGGGCTCGAGTGACCGTGCCTAAAAGTAAAATTTTGATGCCTCCTTCACCTTTCTTGATTAGGACTATCATGGAATTTGCTGAGAAATTTATCCCTTTAGGGGATTATCAAACCTTGTGTCCTAGTGACGATGAAGAGGTTTTGGCACGAATGAATCGTCCAGCTCAGCGTCGAGGATTGGCAACTGCTGAGTTCTTGTTTGAACCCAAACGGGTTATCAATATGTTTATGAAGAAAGAACCTTATGCAGATGTCAAACCACCTCGTCCCATTTCCACCTTTAATTCTGCTGATAAACGTGACTACGCTAAATTTATTTATGCACTTGAGTATTTTCTCAAGCGTCAACCGTGGTACGCTTTCGGCAAGAACCCTCGAGACATTGCTAAACGGGTAGTTCAGATTTTGGCTAATGCTGATTTTGCTACCCCAACAGATTATGCTAAATTTGATGGACATGGTTCCGATATTATGCGAGAATTTGAGAAAATTATTCTAGCTCGTGCATTTCGGCCAGAGTTCACAGCCCAAGCGCTAAAGTTACATTCTGTGCAGTATGGTCTGAAAGCTTACGGACGTTTTGATTCCGCTTACCTTAGTGGTTATTCACGCGGTTCAGGATCACCCGAAACTTCAGTTTTTAACACTATTTTTAATTGTTTCATTGCTTATTTGGGACATCGTATGACCCTTATTAATGGACTTTATTTGAGTGTTGATGAAGCTTGGTCTCGTTTGGGGATTTATGGTGGAGATGATGGTCTAACCACTGGAATCCAACCTGAAGTTTATACCAAAGCCGCCCGTTGGGTGGGTCAAGAGTTGTCCATTGAGGTTATCAAACGAGGACAACCTGGTATAAAATTCCTGGCTCGAGTTTATTCTCCGGGTGTTTGGGAAGGTAATGAATCGTCATGTTGTGATGTAAAACGACAGTTGGCAAAACTCCACGTAACTGTGGGATTGCAATCAACCGTAACTCCGACAATGAAATTGTTAGAGAAAGTGCGTTGCTTCTTATTGACGGATTCACATACCCCAATTATTGGTGACTATTGTCGCCGAGTTTTACAATTATCCGGACTTTTAGAAATTAGTCTGGATGCCCGAACTGAAGCTATTCGACGTTGGAAGTCTTTATTACCCATTGAAAATCAATATGACAACACACCAGGTGATTGGATGTTCGAATATGTTGAACATGATTTGCCTGATTTTGATTATCGGAGGTTTATGAAGTGGTTACTTGCTGCAACCACTTTGGATCAAATGTTGTCAGCCCCTATGTTCATGCCTCCTGCAGTGGCCAAGCCCACTATGCCTGTCGTGATTGAGGATGAGATTCTCGTCCCTGAAGTTGTGAAAGATGTTGTTCCCAATCTTGAGAATAAGTATGCTTACTTAGATCGATTGGGTCTTGATCATAAGTTAGCCCGTCAATTAGATAATTCGGGCTTAGATCATAAACATCAGTTGCCTTCATCTAAGAAAAAGAATCGTCAGGAAAGAATTGTTCGTAGACAATCAGTCAAAGCATTACGAACGTTTGATGAACGTAGGGAGGAAAACGTCATTTTATGTTGAACATGATTTGCCTGATTTTGATTATCGGAGGTTTATGAAGTGGTTACTTGCTGCA